TTATTCCGTTGGCTCCTTAATATGCTCAATAACCTCCGACACCTGGCAATCAAGAGTGTTGCAAATGTCGTCGATAATCTTTAACGCCACATATTCATCCTTCCCCATTTTCGCCAGGGTAGATGTCGAGATCTCTGCTTGTATCCTAAACTCCGTCTTTGTCATCCCTTTATTCACCAACTGCCGCCACAAAGGTTTATATGTTATAGCCATCTTAACACCCTTCCTCCCAATCAATATATTTGTATTCTAGGATATTATATAAGAGAAGTCAAATAAAATGTTTGACTTTATGTTTGACATCGCTTATAATATATTTAGGAAGTCAAACAAGAACAACTTCCGGAGAGGGTGAAAGAGAATGGACAAACTGACAAGCCGAGCATTTGAAAAAATGCAAAAAAGAGAACACCTCCTACGGAGCATGCGCGAACAGATGGCACTGGGGCGCATGAAACGGGAAGTGTTCCGGTCAAAAAGCTTGGAAGTCATCGAGAGATACCAACTCACCGATGACGAACAACGGGCTTACGACAGACACGCCGAAATGACGCGTCAACGTAAGCAGTCCTAGTAAAACGGAGGGAGTTAGCGCTCCCTCCTCCATCCTAACACAAAATGGAGGATACAGACAAATGTCAGAACAACAATTTGGATATAAGCTGTCGATGACCGAGGACATGCGCTCTGCTTTGATGCGAGCGGTTGTACACCGGCAGGAACGGGTCGAAGAGATGCTGAAGATCGTCTCCTCCGATCAATGGCGAAAGTCACTGGAAGATGAGCGCGCGGGTCTGGAAAAGTCGCTTGAACTGCTTCTCCGGGCCGATCTCGTAAAAATCTAAACAAGGGCCTCCGGGCCCTCCCCTTGGAGGGATGAATATGAACATCGGTGACATCATGACACCGGAGGAAGTAGAGGGCTGGATTAACGTTATGCCACCCGCAACTCAACAAGCCGACCTTGTGCAGCTAGGTGAGCCCTACACCCACAGGCCGGATGCTGAAGGGCACTGGCGGGCGACCTACCCAACGGCCGTAAAGGTAGCCGGTGAATGGCGATACATGGGCAATTGCTTTAGGGGCCAAACGATCTGCAAATAATACTGGGGCTTCTGGCCCCTCCTGGAGGGATAGAAACGATGGAGGTATTAACTTATTACTTATCTGTGGCATCTATAATTATCAGTTGTATCGCCTTGGGACGGACAATTCCACGAAAAAAATAGCCGGCGGGCTTACGCAGGGAGGGAATGGGATGGTAGTGCGCACGAATGAGAACGGATTTAGAGAAGTTGAATTGGATGCAGCAAGCGGCGGAAGGATCGTCATCGCAGACTACGGTAAAGAATACGTAACCGACATCGGGTCGGTATCCAGTGTCAACGTCCACGGGCTAGGCGGAGCCGAATGGATACGGAGCGTGGAAGATATCGAACGCCACGTTAAGGACATCGAAAACACACGCTGGCTGTCAGACGAGGAAAAGCGCTCCTGTATCGACTTCCTGCGAAGTATCGCTGAATAAATAACACGGCCCTTCGGGGCCTTAATGGAGGGATGGACATGAACATCGAAGCAATCCAGCAGGCAATCAGCCGCGACCTGACGGCCGCTGAGCGCCGAACCATCGAGTGGCTAGCCGGGTGGGAAAACGAGACGCAAAAGAATGTCATGACGCTGATCCTAGCGGCCAACTGGCAAGGCAAGACGGTGAGCCAATGAAAGGTCTGCGACACTTGGATTACGCTGTCTACGGTGATAAGCTGCTGGTCCCGATGATTCTGCTCACTTCCGACGGCTGGGATCAGCTTATTGATGATGAGTTGGCCGGGCGGTGCCGACTTGTTGAAAAGCCACGAAAACGCAAATAGCCGACCTTAGCGGGTCGGTTTTTTGTTAGGATAGAATCAGTTGGGTTTGCTAAAAATACACGAAACTACAAAGCAAGGGGGTAATAAAATGTTAATTAAATTGTGTCTTATCATGACGATCGTTTTTTCTGGGCAGTTCACTCCTGCAATTAAAGCCGACCAAAGCCCAATCGATGACGGTCACCCAATATTAGGACCCGTGAAAAGTTTTGAAGACAAATTTTCAAAAAAAGTTTTGTTGCCGAAGTACATTCCATTTAAAGGCGAAAGTTTGAGAGCTTCATATAGTGAAGACCAAGAAAATGTTACAGTGACGTACTATAACACACACACATATCAGATGATGAACGTAATGGTTTATCCTGCTAAAAAAGAAATGAGATTGTCACAATCCGGTGATTACAAAGAAATTAAATTAGCTAGTGGTGAAACGGCTTTTTACTTAAGCAGCTCCCACATGGTTGCAAATATGATACAGTTCGTGAAAAAAGATTTGGAGTATATTATCGGAGTTTCTAAGCCCGTTGACTTGGAAATGTTAAAAAGAGTAGCGGATTCCCTAGTATATAACAAAAAAGCCCCCACCGACGAAAGTCAGTGAGGGCAACAAACAAATATTTATTAATCAAGGTTCCCCTTTTATCTTTTGATGAATAGAATGATATATCACCTCTCATCCATCACAGCCCCCTTACCATAAAATGAGGGGGCATTTTTATGCAACAAATATAGATGCCGTCTTCGTCTCCCCGTCCCAGGCTGCGGTACCGCCCAGGACGTCGGCGACTGCCCGCAGGGCTACATAAGTCACACCGTCGATAAGCTGGCCGTAGACCGGCTTTCCGTTGATGCTGGCCGTCTTGGTGACGTTGTTCCAGCCTACGACTGCCCCGGCCGCCTCACCAGCTGACCGCAGCGGAGCAAAGGCGCGGTTGTCGATCAGCAGACCATTGGCCACCGGCTTTTCGTTGACCAGGACGCGAGCTGCTGGATACTGCGGCGCGATTGTTGCAGGTGCGGCGACATCAGCACGAAACTTGCTCATGCTGATAACCGGGCAGGCTTTCCAGCTGTATCCGGGATACTCGCTGTGCCCTTTGACCTCTTTTGCCGACGGGATCTGCGACTGCAGGTACCACACGAGATTGATTGCGGCCTGATACTGCGCTGCTGTCGGCTTTTGTGTCCTGAAGTCGCCGACCAAGCAGATCCCAAGCGCGTGCTTGTTGCTGTTGCCCACGTGAGCACCGACTTGCGTCCAGTCCAGGCACTGATAGACGGTACCATCCTGCCCAATTACGTACGTATATCCGATGGCTGCCCAGTTGTTGGTGAACACATGATAATTAGCAAAGGCCAACGGGGAACCAGATAGCGTCAACGAATTGTGAATGGCCAGGGATCGGATGGCCGACAACAAACGCTGAGCATAACGCTTGGTCTTGTGTACCGGCAGTTTGCCACGCAGGTCAACGATCCCCTTCATTCGACTGCACTCCTCTCGCTCCCTGCTTCACCAGCTCATAGCCGTAGACCGCCACGGCCCCGCACAGGAAGCCCTGCAGGTAAGACAAAGTGCTGTTACCCAGCAGCATGACAGCTAACAAAATGGCGATACCAGTCACAATGTAGACGATGCTCCAGTTAGGGACGTGCGGCGTTACCTTAAGCATCCCGCCGAGGATCCAGCACACCACTAATACAATGCCGAGCTGGGGATCCAGCAACTCCTCGATAACTTTCCATTCCACTCTAATCACTCCTACCTTATAAAGTTGACCCCGAAGACGTAGGCTACAATAATGAAAATTGTCCCGCCAAGGACGTATTGCAGGAAGGTCATCCATGATTTCAGCGTGGTCTGACGCTCCTCCGAACTGTCCTGCTGGGCAGATTTGATCAAGTCCGCATTGTCACGCTGCATCTGCTGCATCCAGCTGAACAGCTTGCTCTCTAGTTTGTCGATTTTTTCGCCCAGGCGGTCATACTGTTGCTGCAGGCTCCTGGAAAGCTCCTTCAACTCTCGGAGCTCCTCAGCGTGCCTGGCACTATTTTTTTCTAGCAAATCAATCCGCGCTTGGACGGCCAATGCCTCGGTTGAAGCTTTGAGCATCTCTGCTTGATATTGCTGCAGTTGCATCTCCATTGCCTGGATCCGCTCTGCTGTCTCCTGACTGATCAAATTCACACCCTCACCGCCCTCCATGAGTTCCCCCTTACCAAATTAAAAGACCCCGCGAATGCGAGGTCCTGTTATTTCTGCTTCTTGTTCTCAGGTATCTTAACTGAATTTGCTATGGTTCAGGATTCTTGTTCTATTCTATAGTTCTGCTATTTCCAAGCGGTTGTTCCTGCCCTGAATGTTAGCAACCATGGTGCAAGCTTTCGGTGACCTTAGAAGAATTCTCCGGCCGCCTAATGGGTTAGTTGAAACTATCCTCGAAAAGAAAAGTACATAAGTACGCATACCATCATATGGAACCACAAAATTAACTAATTTCGGCATTGCACTTATTCCACCCTCAAACCCAGAATCCAATTCTATTGTGATAGTATCGTTCACCGCCCACGTGCCATTAAGCGTCACATATCCTGAAATCATGTATCGTCCGGCCCTCGGTATGTTAAAACCATTGGTGCTCATAAATGCTGCTGAATCACCGTGTACAGTGGGCGTACCGAACATACCGGTTAAGATATTATATAAGACATTTGCGCCTATCGCTCTATCTTCGTCACCTTCTTGCAAAATGACAATTGAGAATTTTGGAGCAGGGGGAGGGATTGCCGCCACTGCACTTTGCACGAATGCAGTGGTCGCCAATCTTGTGCTATTCGTTCCGGCTACTGGTGTCGGTCCCGTTGGATTACCAGTAAATGTTGGGGATGCCAAACGGGCAAATGAAGACGCATGTACACCATCCAGCATGTCGGCGTTCAAACTGGGAATTACAGTTGTAGAGTCAACTGAAAAAGGTGGTGTGCCGCTAGGTTGACTAAATGTTGTACTCACAAATGTCGGACTTGCCGTTGTTCTTAAATCCTGATCAACATTGATTGCTCCTGCATTCCAAGCCGCCTTCTCTGCGTCGGATACAAAACGGTTGTTGGCGTCCTGCGTGATGATCGAGGCCGGATGGGTGGCGGGATGGACATAGTTGTTCGCACCCGCAGCGACGCCATCAAGCTTGACCTTGTCCCCTGCACTCATCAACCCATTCCCATTCGTTGTTACCACCGACGTGCCCGCCTTAGCGTTCCACGTCGTCTTTTCATTGTCGCTGACAAAACGATGACTCGGATTTTGCACTACTCGTGTTGAGTCGACAGACGGGTTCCCATTGACAATACTCGTCCCCGAGGGCATAACTTGTCCAGTGCCAAGTTTGAGGGCGAAAGTATCGGCGTTGATTGCAGCTATCAAAATCATATTAGGGGTAATCATCCCCGCAGTAAGTGCCGCATAATCTGCAATCATGAGCGTAGCTGTTATGGATCCAGGAGTATGGACAGCATACAGCGTGTGCCAATCTGTCGGGTTAAGCGGAATGCCCAAGTCAGCAACTACTGTAACAGATGCAGAGCTTCCGATACCCGGTATGACAGTCCCAGCCGGGGGAAGTTCTATATTAAGATAACCTGCAGGGTTGATTGCCTTGTCCATAGGAAGCACAATAAATCTAGCTGACCAAGTAAAGTGCAAATTGTTCCATAGGATGGATCCCCCGCCAGCTAGAATGTATTGTGCTTGGATATAGTCCCCGATCTGATTAACTGTTGTTGACACCGCATCCACGTCCTGCTTACGGGCGACGTGGCTGTTTGCTGTGGGCGCGCTCACGTTGGTCTGACCGTTAGCGTCGCGCTGCATGAGCGAGTTGGCCGTGCTGGAGCTGGTGGACTTGTCTAGCTTGTCTTTGTCTGCTGCAGACAAAAACCCTGCTACCGAAGCCGTCGCGGCAGCATGTGCCGGCCCGCCAGCTCCGACGTGTGTAAGAGGAGCTTGCTGGACGTTGTCGACATTGCCCAGGCCAACGTCAGCCTTGACCAGCGCGACCGCCCCCGTCTTGCCGGCGACGCTGGTTACAGTGTTGACCTGGGCGCCGGTAGCGATGCCGCCCAACTTAGTCTTCTCGGCTGTCGTATAGTCCTCAGTGGACAGTTTCTTACCAGCCACCTTATCGACCTTGGTCTCCATACCTTGCTGGAAATCCCTCAGAGACACAAAGGCAAGTGACTCATCGATCACGGCGTTTACAGTTGTCGCATTGCCGATGATGACAATCATATCAAGCTGCTGCTCGATGATCTCCGATCCGCCCCCTGCAGGGATGTATTCAGCTCCTGCGCCAACGTTTCCATAGCAATAGAGTATCTCACCGATGTCCGGATCCTGCGCGAACAAGCCCCACTCCCTAAAATAAAAACCCGTAGTCACGCCGGTATTAGTAAACGGCGCGCCGATCGTGTGGCGTCCCGTGCTGGAGGGCTGCGACTTATTGAGTGTCAGCCACATGACCGGTTGGATCAGATTGGTCATATCTGCAATCTGCTGACCGCTCATTTGACCGCTACCAATCCGGAAGCGGGTGAAAACGAGCTGCGCCCCCGCCTGCGCCTTGGCCTGCAGCGCGCGTCCTCGGTTGGTTATCTGGATATTCGTAAAATTAGCCATGCTTATACCACCTGCCTTGCTGTTAAATGTTTGCCGATGTGAGCTGCGATCCCGAACCGCAGATTCATGAAACCTTCGGTTGTGATTTCGATCGCTTCAAGCCAGCTCCGTTCATTTTTAACGGAGTTGATTGCGGCCAGAAATTGCGCTGCTCGATCGGCATTTGCCGATGGGTCGCTTGTACGCACTCGGAAGTAGCCCGGCTCCCCACCGTATTCATACCACTCCACCACCGTTCCGCTACCGAAGATCGTGGAGATGAGCTCATTGACGGCCGATGGCGTCCCTTTGCGCTTATGCCAGCGCAGGCTAAACCGGACGAGGTCCTGCTTTTGCTCGAGCGGCAGCTCCGGATCGTAGAAATCCACGTGCAGTTGCCAAGCCAACTCATCAATCAAGCTCTCATCGAGCTGATCAATGTTGGCCAGGAGCGTCAGCCTTGGAGTCAATGCGGTAATCTGTTCTAGCTCACTATCCAGCGCCTCCGCTGCAGCACGCACGTTGGGATCTGAGCGGAGGTTAGGCGGGATGAGATCAATCAGTCGTATTTGCTCCACATTAATCATCCTCTAGCCCTCCATACGTCACGGTGATGCCGCCAGCGATGGCGACGTCTGTCTCATCCACGGCGGTAAAGACGGGGGACGCAATCTCCACCCGGAGCGCACCGGCATTCATAACCCGGCGGCTCAACTCACTCGGGTTGATGTCTCGCCCGATCCGCGACTTTTGCCACAGCACATAATCAGTAACTGCCTGCTGCACTGTTGCCTGGATGGCCACGGATGATGTTGCGTTGCCCTCCGCGATCCAATACGTCAGGTTGATTTCATACGTGATTTCGTCCGGAGCCAGGACCGTCACCTTATCCGTGAGCGGGCGAATGCGCTGGTCATTGACCACCTCATCAACGGCAGACAGGATATCAGGTGTCGGCAACTCTCCTCCGGACATAAGTACGCGGATCTCCACCTCCACCGGCGCGGGAGAATAGACCAGGACGTCAGCAATACCCGGGCTGGCCGTACGCGCCCAATACTCGTAGGCACCGCGAGGGCCAGCGACGGAAAACCGCTCCGGCGACGTATAAATACGCTCACGATAGGGGTCGTCCGCCTCGACGTCAGTCCCTCCCGCGCTCTCCGTCACGTTGGCCACGCTGGCCACGTAGGGGAGCGGGTCAACCAAGATATTGATCTGGCCCGGTACATACCCGTTCCCAATCTCACCGGCCTCCAGGCATATGGAGGTGACCTGTATCGACAAGATGCCCGGCGGGATCTCCACGGGCTCCATCGTAGCAAAATAAAGTTCTCCCCCTGGGCTCGTCCGGGTCCCCTGCGGGATAATCGCCGTTTGCAGGAGAGGCGCAGAAAGATCGAATTGCATCGTCGTCCGGGCAGCACCCTCTGGCAGCCGCACCGTCTCCACCAGCGCTCCCAGGTGATCGAGCATGGGGCCGCGCGCGTACCGCAGCAGGTTTTGCTTGGCTGAGTCGTTGATCAGCACACGCTGCTGGATAATGACGTTGGCCATTGCCATCAAAAACAACCGCACCGGGTCGCCAGGAAACAAGCGCCGCCCGCTCATCGCCTCGTAAACCGTGATAATGTGGTTCCGGATCTCCTCCGGATCAGTCCCAACAAACTGAATGTCGGGCAGATTAAAAAGATTGCTCATAGAACCACTCCTTCTCCCAGGCGGATCCTGACCTGCGGGATCAGCCGACCCTCCAGGCCAATATGCGTATAGGTGATCTCCAGCACCTCAACCCGCGGCTCTAGGAGCTGTAACGCATCCACGACCTCGGCCGTCATGCGAGCCTGGGCGATCTCCATCGGCGCATCAAGACCGGTCTGAGAAAGCCCGAAGCCACGATCCAGCGGCACGGTCCCCTGCACCGTAGATATGATCGTCCGGACGTTCTGCAGGACGGCTTCCAGACCCGCTGCTCCAAAATTAACTGCTGCCGGGGCGCCCGTCACCACATGTTCCATTACCATCACCTGCCTTATACATATTCTTTAAGCGTCACATCGACGGCCGCGACAAGCAGCGTCCCCTTGCCGTCAAATTTCTGCCACTCTTGGCCAACCGTCTCGATGTACCACTTGCCCGCACCCATCGGTACGCCTCCGATGATCAGCTTCTCTGTCCGGCCTGTCCGGCAATACTCCGTCAGTTTGGAAAGCTCATTCCGGGGTTTTACGCCCATGGAAACGTCAAAGCGCATCCCAAACGTGATCTCGTCCTGTCCGGGACCGATGTACTGCGGCCGTGGGTACCGGCCGTAAATCTCATGCGTCGCCCAACGGGCAGAGCTGCTGCGGCTGAAGTCGGTAAAGGTCCGGACGGTTTTGTCCGACACGGTAAAAATGAGCGGGCCAAACGATCCAATCATGTGCCTCCCACCCGTCCAAGGCAGTATCCTGTCTCCAGGCCCGAGCTGAGAAATACGCAAAGCACCGTCTCCCCTACTGCAGGCAGTTGGACCTCCATCCTGACAGCAACTGGCGAATCCGTAATCACTCGTACCGGCGGATAGATGATCTGCAGCCAGTCAGTGACGAGATCCTCCTGGTCCTCAATGACAACCTTGACGGCCTGCCTCTCCTCACTCCTGGTCGAGACAGTCCCCACTCGTATTTGATTACGCATCAGTAACCCAACACCTTTCTGAGCTCAATTTGCGTCCGATACCCGCTGCCGTCGACCGTGTGCGTGGCCACCTCGATAAAATACTTGTCGTCGAATTGTCCAAAGCCCTGCAACTGTACCGTGCAGCCCTGCGCCAAGGCATAATCGCCGATCATCTCCAATCTGGCAATTTGGGCCTGCTTGTTCCGCTGGCGCAGCTCATTGCGGGCCTTCCGGATACCTTCAGCCACCGACTTGATCCGCTCGTTCAGCTTGAGCGTGGGTCCAGATGCTCCCGGGATTCGATAGCTTCCCTTGATCGTCGTCTTTTTCCCTTTATCTCCGGTATCTATATAGGCAATCTCGCAAGCGGCGTAAGACGCTCCGATGGTTTGATACTCAAAGCTATAGGAGAGCACAGGGCTCTCCGTTCGCTTGATGGTCCGGACGGGTTTCAT